GAGGACATGAGTTATATCGATGCGATTGTTCACTTCTGTGACATGAATTCAATTGATGTGGAGTCCGTACCAAAATTGATTTCAAAACCTCTTAAAGAGAAGTTGAAATATGAAGCAATGGAGTTAAACTTTTTAAAGAGAACCTCCCGAGCAAAACTACCCCTTTGACATGATGCCCTTTGATGCTTATAAAAGCTATTTGTCATTAAAAAATCACTTTACAAAAGAAAAGTACGACTACCATAAGTATTGTGGTAAGAGTCGTGCTACCGTAAAATCATTTTATAAACGCAAAGATCGCTTCTGGTTTGAGAAACTTGCACGTAATAAATCAGATCAAGAAGTAATAGAATTTTTTGTATCCAACTTTATCACCTGTACTGATCCATCTAAACTTTGGATTGGAGAAATGATTCGAGAGGGTGAAGGTAGATACGTTTCATGGAAGAAGCGTACTCAATCTCTTTCCTATGTTTTTAAACAAGAGACTGAGAAATTACTTGACGATAGTAATATCGACTCGATGTTTGCAATGGATGGTTCTCGACATCCACAAATACTTAAGGAACATCTTAAAGGAAATATTTCATTGGAAACAATGGTTATCCTTGATAGAATCTTAGGTTATAAAAGTAACTGGGATAAGCAATTAACTGATCCAGTGTGGGAATCCGTCAGTATGAAGATAAGAAAATATTCACCTTTCCTAAATATTGATGTATTTCGTTATAAAAAAATTCTTAAAGAAGTAGTTTTAGGAGAAGCATGAGTTTTTTTGAATCTGAAGTAGTCCGTGCAGAAATGACGGAGATTCAGGAACTTCAAGAAGAAGTTTATAGTAATGTTTTTAAGTTTCCCTCTATGTCAAATGAGGAGAAAAGATTTCATGTCGGGCTTCTAGAAAAACTACTGGACAAACAAAAGGTTCTTTATACAAGACTGAGTTTGTCTGATGATCCTGAAGCAAAGATGATGAAAACCCGCATCGCAGAATCTGCTACGATGATGGGACTGCCTAAAGACGTTGACATCAGTGTCATCTTCTCTAACATGGGTAAGATGCTCGATGCAATGAAAAAGCAGATTGACAATCAGGGTTCTGACTTGTAGAATAACGAAGTACCCAAAAGCCAAATCCTACAAATACAAAGTACAATGTCCTTTTCTGATCTCAAAAAGCAATCCTCTATTGGTTCCCTGACTTCCAAACTTGTTAAGGAAGTTGAGAAGATGAACAACACTGCCAGTGGAGGTGATGATCGCCTTTGGAAACCCGAAGTCGATAAAGTGGGTAACGGTTTCGCTGTACTCCGTTTCCTCCCCGCCCCTGAAGGAGAAGATCTCCCCTGGGCAAAGATGTATTCCCATGCCTTCCAAGGTCCTGGTGGTTGGTACATCGAAAACTCTCTGACAACTCTGGGACAAAAGGATCCCGTGTCAGAGCACAACCGCGAACTGTGGAACAGCGGTGTCGAGTCTAACAAAGATGTTGTTCGTAAGCAGAAGCGTAAGCTGTCTTACTATGCAAACGTCTATGTTGTGAAAGATCCTACCAACCCTCACAATGAAGGTGGTGTCTTCCTGTATAAGTTTGGTAAGAAGATCTTTGACAAGATCATGGAAGCCATGCAACCTGAGTTTGAGGATGAAACTCCCATCAATCCTTTTGACTTCTGGCAAGGTGCAAACTTTAAACTGAAGATTGTCAAGAAAGATGGTTACTGGAACTATGACAAGTCTGAGTTTGAAGCACCTGCTCCTCTGCTGAGCGATGATGATGCGATGGAAGCAATCTGGAAGAAAGAGTATTCTCTTGCCGGACTGACTGCTGCTGATCAATTCAAGTCTTATGAAGATCTTGAGCGTCGTCTGAAGTATGTCCTGGGACAGAAGTCTCGTCCTACCACTCCTGTGGATGAAGAGACTGAGTATGATGACTATGCTGCAAAAGAAACTGCAGAGCGTCAGATTCAAGAGTCTCTGTCACGTTCTAAGCCTGACTTCAACTCTCCTGACATTACTGCATCTACACCAGTTGCATCCAAGGATGAAGATGAAGACGATGCACTCTCTTACTTCCAGAAACTGGCAGAGAGTTAATCAAACAACTTAATATCTTCTCCTCTCTTAAGGGTTCTGCTCACATACTGGGTAGAACCTTTTTTATATGGCATGATTCTTTGAATATCATCAAGGATGAGTTCAAGATACCTTGGTTTGATAAGGTAGATATTTCTTTTCTTTTCTTCTTTGTTTATTTCGTATGCGTAGTTTGTAATCGCATCTACTTCATTTACTCTTATTACATAAGCATCTCTTGTTTTATCAAAATATTCAATCTTAAAATTTTTTTGAACTCTCAATCCTTTTGGAACAACTATTTCTCCAGCGTCATTTTTCAACTCTCTTGTTTCATAGTGATGAATATTATATGTTTTTTCTATACTTCCATACTTTTTAATTACAAAATCATTAAATGCCTGTTGAGTCAAAGGCCACTCAGTTTGAACGTTAGTAATATTATTTGAAAGCAAAACTAACCAATCGAAAGTTTCATCCCCGTATACTTCAAAGGCAATATTATCGGGACGATCATCTCCTTTTATTTTATAAAGTGTAAAATATGCAAGATTTTCTAAAATGTCTTGACGAATTTTTACTCTTTTAAAAAGATTTTTGACGACAGTAAAGTCACCGATGCTTTTGCCATCAGAACTTCTATTAACATATTCAAACTCTGGAACTTGTCTAAAATAACTTGCCATTAGTAACCTATAGAATTAAGTCCGATTTCTTCTTCAATTGTTGGACGCAATAAGAAATTTTCTGTGCCCGCTATGTCTTCAGCACCACTGTAATCATTTTCAGTAAGTGGATCAAGTTCAGTAAAGCTCATTGATATTTCATATGATGTCATCGTCCTTGAAGGATCATCATATGTCATGTATGTGCCATCAGGAGTATATCTTGTATTTAGTGATGTCAAGGCACATTCTTTAATTCTTCCAATTGAAGGATGATCTTTTCCACCAGTCAAATATCTTATTCTAAAAAGATTTGGTGTTACAATGAATAAACTAGAGGAAGATCTTTTTACTGACATTCCCTGTTTAAAAAATCTTATTATTTTTCTTATTTGAGTCGCTTCAGTTGCACTTCTTGCAGATAATTTAAAATTGAATGTAAAATTTCTCAGTGTAGGTGCGTCAAGAAGCAGTTCCATATTAGGATTAAGTATAGCACCAGAGAATCTTGGTAGTAAACCAGATCCACCAACTGCTGATTGAGCTAAGTATACCTTCAATGCTTTAATCGCATTCTTAAATTCTTCTTTATTCATCTCCTCTTGCATTCCTGCTCCTGTAGTGCCCTTCAATGCATCTAACACTGCTGCACCTGCTGAAATAGGATCTGCAGCAACCCCTGCTAATCCAGCTACAAATGGATTTATAGTTGATGATTTAAAAGAAACTTGGTTCGTATCTTGTATTCCGCTTTGTATTGGAAGAGTTACAGAACCTGTGATTGCTGTTGTTTCTCTGACAAGTGATACTGGATTTACTATACCTGAAAGGTTTACTTGAGGGTTTCCTTGTGCATCATTTTGATTTATAAAATTAAAGTTGACGCTTCTTTTTGATTGATAAAACATTGTGAACTTAATCACATCTTGTGAAAAATCAATACTTCTTATATCTTCTGGATAAGATAAATCTTCATAAACTTTACTTCTACCCTCACCTGCTGAAATATTAAAATCTAAATTTTGTATATCACTTAGAACACCAGATAAAGTTTCTTGAAGAGAATTTGGTTTTTCTTTGTTTAATGATAAACTTACTATTTCATTCCATTTATCTGCATCTAAATCCGGTACATTTTTTGCTAAACCATTTACGGTTGCTTCGTCTGATTTTTTAGTGATCGCAGTCCTTGCATTACTGCTCATACTCCGTCTTAAAGATGCTCCTGCCTCTGAAGTATATTCCCAATTTTTCGTAGAACCTGCTGTACGAGGAAGACGTGTTCCAACTGTAACCCAATATTGTTTAGTTCCATTCGATAATGTAACTTCAGATACTAATGAACTGTCTTTTGCTTTAACAGTATTAAAATTAGCTTCAGTGGTTTTAAATTGAAGTTTAGGTTGTACATCACCTTCATTTGTGACATGATTTGGATTTATTATATCCGGATCATATTCAGTGACAGTTCTAAATTTATAGTCTGCACCGTCTATTCTATATACAAAACTTTCGCTTACTGATTCTGCCATCAGAGTGTTTTTTACTTATTTATCAGATATTTTTAATATAATAAGCATAGGGAATATCAAGAATCGTTTGTATTTCACTTTGTCTAACAATGTGCAGTTGTCCAGGAATCTCTTGCCATGTATAATTTCTAATTTTATCCCAGTGAAAATTGATTCCTCTGAACCCCCAACTGAATACATCAGT